TACTTTCACTCTGTGCATTACCAGCATACGCTGACGTAGATATTACAGGTAATGTGGAGGCTAAGTGTGTAATACAAACAGACAAGGCTGGTGTGTATGGCAATCCAAGCGCATCAGTTCTAAGCACCGCCCCTTCTGATGGTGGTGTCCTACCTGTCGTTCGATTTGATGTAGCTTTAGCTGACTACTACACTGCAAACATAACGCATCCTTCATCCTTCTCCTCTTCTCCAGTGCTTACAGACAATGTAGCATGGACAGGGTCAACGTCTGTAACACAGACAAGTGATGCAGGTATGTCAGGCTATGAATCAGCCAAGGTTGTATATGATAACACAACTGTATTTGATTTGACTGTAGCTGGCAGCACTTGGTTTAGTACCTCAAGCACAGCAACATTAGCTGCAAGTAAACCTTTCACTGGTGGTATATATACTGCGGTAGTGCAGGCTAGCTGTATTGCTAAGTAAGGTACTCATATTTTTAGGGTGGGCAACTGCTGTTTCTGCGCATGAGATGACACCAGCTTACCCTATAATAAAACCATCATATGTTAGTGGTGTGGTTAAGGTTGATCTGTCTTTGTTTAATTCAAGAGAAGAGATCAACTACTATGAGATAGGTTTGTATGATTTAAATTGGGATGGCATTCCCTTCTCTGCTGTGTACCGAATCATCAAGGTAGGATATAAAGAACGTAAGAACTTTAGTGTATACATACGTGAGTCAGACTTAGATGAAGCAGTGTATGTGTGTACTACCTCTAAGATTAGAAGGCAGAAAGAAACTAAGACGTTAGTATCTTCTAGGATTTGCTCACGATTGGATGGGATGCCAGCATGAGACTCGCAGTAATTTTTTATTTATTAGCAAGTAGCGTATGTGCAGACAGTAGTTCTCTTGCATTGTCATTGCCTAGCCCACCTATTAATGGGCAATCAGATAGCTTTCAAGCAAACAACTTGCGATGTAGTAATGCTGTTGGTGGTGGTATTAACCTTGAGTATGGTATTACTGGCGTGCTGTCTGGATTAGATACAAGCAGCAGAGGTAAAGACATAGGTGTGTATGCACGTATAGTTATACCTCTAGACAAACCTAAGTCTCGTATTAACTGTGATGATCTATATCAAGTAGAGTTAGCACAGCGTAGGTTAGAGATACAAAAGTTGCGCGATGAATTAGAGCAGCTTAAAAATTTACAAGATGATATGGACTTTGAGAACTAATGGTAGACCTAACAGAATTTGATAGCCTTGCCGATAAGAAGGTAAGTGCTGGTGGTTTTAAACTATCGGCTGCATCTGTCTTTGCAATCATAACCTTTCTATCTACTGTGGTTGCTGGCTTGTATGGTGGGTTTGTTATGTACCAGAAGATAGAAGAGGTAGCCGGCTTAGACCTAGGCGAGTACCAACAGCAAATGGATCTGATGGATGCGCAAGTACAGCAGACAGTTGAGTACACACGCGACATTAAAAATAATTTACGTGATGATCTTCTTAGGGTTGAGCAGCAATCAGATCGTATTGAATCGTTGGTACGCAAGACGGAAGAGAAGGTACGCACGATGATAGATGCAGCAGATCTTAGATTCGAATCGCAACGTGAACGCTTGCGATCAAATCAAGATGCTGAAATGAAAGACCTTGAAGATAAGTTAATGGATAAATTGCAGAGGGCATTAGATAATCCCCTGTCTGATTAGGAGAATAACATGGATGAGTTTAAAAAATTTGATGTCAATGGTGATGGTGCAATAGATAAAGCAGAGTGGGATGCTCTTGAATACGAAGATCGTAAGCGTCGCCTAGAGGATGAAGATGCTCAAAGGGATGCACAACGCAAGATGACATGGTTCGCCCTGTCAGGGATGCTCCTATACCCCTTGGCGGTGGTGCTAGCGGATCTATTGACTTTGATTGAGGCTGCTAAGATACTCGGTAGCATGGCGAGTGTGTATTTTGTCAGTGTTGCAGGTATAGTAGCGGCGTTCTTTGGTGCGTCAGCGTTTGCGAAAGGAAAGTAATATGCTTGGACTTAGTTTAGTAGGTAAGGTAGCTGACCTAGCTGGTAGTTACATTGATGGTAAGACTGCTGTGAAGAAAGCAGAAGCCGAAACCAATATGAAGATTGCAACTGGTGAGATTAGTTGGGAGCAAGCAGCTATCAAAGCAAGTGACAACTCTTGGAAGGATGAAGCATGGACTGTGTGTTTCATTGCAATCGTTGGGTGTTCCTTTGTACCACCGCTGCAGCCCTATATGAGGGAGGGCTTTGCTAATCTCGAAGCTGCGCCGCAGTGGTTTCAATGGTCGTTGTATGCAAGTATAGCTGCAAGCTTTGGTATCCGTACTATGAAGGGATTTAAAAAATGACTGAGGCAATGAAGATATTGCAGGGTCGTATTGGTGCAGCAGCTGATGGTAACTTTGGCCCCAATACAGCGAGAGCAATCGTTGAACACTTTGGTTTGAATCGTAAGCGTGGCGCACACCTGCTTGGGCAAGCAGCACATGAGTCAGGAATGTTTCGTTTAACCAGAGAGAATCTTAATTATTCTGCTGAGTCTATGATGCGCGTGTGGCCTAAAAGATTTCCAACTATGGAATCGGCTGCGCCTTATGCGCGTAACCCAGAGGCACTAGCTAACAAGGTGTACTCTAATCGCATGGGCAATGGAGATAATGAAGGAGCGTTATGGGTAGGGCGCGGCTTCATTCAGTTGACAGGCAAGGCAAACTATAGATCTTTTGCTAGTGATATGGGATTGCCTGATGTAATGACTGACCCTGATCTTGTTGCAACTGAGTATGCATTTGAATCTGCCATGTGGTTCTTTGAAAGCAATGGGTTGTTCGAGATGGCTGACGATGGTGTGAATGATTCAGTTATCACTAGCATAACCAAGCGTGTGAATGGTGGAACACATGGGCTTGATGATCGCATGGAGCAGACAAAGAAAATACATTCTTGGATTGCACACGTTGGTGTATAAGTATATAGATTTCTAGCGGAGCTTAACGCTCCGCACGAAGCATGTCTGCTATCTTAGGTTGGCTAGAAAACTTTGAAGTAAATCCTGGTAATGGTGGTCTATTATTTTTTGCAGCTTGTGTAAGCTCGAACTCATGTAGCACAAAGCCATAAGTAATTTCTTTACGTTCAGCTGCATTGCTTGCAGTCTTTAGTATCTCTTTGTACTGGTCGTACCTGTTACGTTGGACAGTTGATTTGTATATCAACTCTTTGTCTTCGTACTCTTTATCTGTTTGATTTCTAAATGCGCGCTCGACCCCTGTCGTGTAGCCTGTTGTAAATTTTACATCGTGTCTTTCAACAGCCACCCTGATTGCATGGCGTGGTATGCCATAGATCCTGTTGGCTTGTGCTTTAGTCATTCCATTATTTGCATAGAATCTAATGCGTTTAATTAGTTCTGGTGTGATTGGTGTAGTCATAAGTCCTCCGTGTGTGAGCGAGCCGAAGCTCGCCCTTGTTAATTAAAATGGTATGGTGTCATCATCAACATCAAGGTGAGCAGTGCTAACCTGTTGTGCCTGTTGTTGACCGCCATGTTTCTGACTGATTTGCATAGAAAGATAGTTGTTATCATCCTTCTGTTTTTTCCAGCCAGCGATTTGCATTTGTGTTCTTGCAGCGTAGTCTTCCATTGGCCCAGAATAATCTGGGGCATTCTCATTACCACGTTTGTCGTTCTCAAACAACACACCTACCTTTTGATAAACCTCAATGATCTTCATGCCACTCTTGGTTGTATCTGCTACGAGTACGACCTTACGATCATTACCCTCTAGGTTTATCTTACCTTGCAATATCATCTTCATGCTATCGAAAGGTTTGAATGCTGCGCCCGTATTTGTGTTATCATATGCCATGCTTCTGGCTCCTTTAGTTATTACCAGCTACCGCTAGTAGGTTTCTTGCCGCTATCTGCGGCGTACTTGTTGCCATCCATCTCACCTAGGAACACGTCAGCGTTACATCCTAGATGTGATAAGGCTTTGGTTAGGCCATCAGTGACAGCCATCTTAGGTGCATCCTCGGCTAGTCTGCCTTTGGTTGCATCGAAGAACTTACGACACCCAGTGAAGGGGCCGAACATATTCATTTGCTCGCCATGCCAAACAGATATGTGTGCTAGTATACTGGCATCGCCATTACTTAGCTGCACTATTTCTGTGTGTGACTGCCATCCCCAACCCACACCAACTGGGCCGAACTGCTCAGTCATCATGCGTACTTGGTATTGCGGATCGATAGCTGTAAAGCTACGCGACCCGAAGCTAACCTTCTTCAGATACTTGGGGTCTGACTTGGATAGCTTGTTCCATATATTTAGATTGTCCATTACTTACTCCTCTTGCTAATGCGTAATGCGCCACGTTTATCACGGCGTATGGTTAATAGATCTGAGTATACCTCACGTTCATTGTCGGCAACTATAGCCTTGAGATCTTTCTTGGCTGACTCGAATGACTTAGCTGCAGGTTCGAACTCTAAGTATTCTTGTGCTAGATATGTAAAGTGATTGTCCGAACTAGCGTCACGTTTAATCATATCATCTACAAGCACTAGATTCTTAGGCGATGCTATTGGTTGATCGTGTCCGATAGGTTCATCGTCACTCTCAACGTGCGCCCAGAAATCAGTACATGCATCAAGCACAACAGCTATGTATGGGTCGTGCTTCTTAACGTATGCACATTCCCATCTGTTGTTGCCAAAGAATACTGACATGTATGCACCATCCATATTGGATAGCCATAGGTACAGCTGCACTTGTGCCATGTAGTAGTCACATACTTTGTCTAATGTATTGTGTGCGAAGGTATGCTTGGCCTCAACAAGATCATTGGTATCTTCTAGCACACCATCAAGCGTACCTACATACGGCACGCCATTGTGTGTGCGTGTATACTTGTCTTGCTTCTCTAATATTTTTTTACTGTACTCTCTTTCAAACCAACTGAGGTTCATGTCCTCTGATAGTATGCCCATCTGTACTGCTAACTTATGTGACAAATCCTCTGGCTCTATGCGACCTGTCTTAATCTGCCACAGTTCATACCAGTTGCCGTTCATTATTTTGACAGCGTCACTGCCGCCAATAAATCCTTTACGTTCCATTATTATTCTCCTCTTATATGTACTTGTCTACTGCATTGTTGCAGTAGGATCAAGATATTTATTGAAGTCAGACTCGACCAGATCTGTGTCAAGCAGCAGTCGTTGTCGATAGATAGAGTCAGGGTTGAGTATCCACTCTGGTATTGCGCCGCCAGTTTTGATTCGCTTGACCATTAGTATAGCTGAGTCGAGCTTGCTCTGTGATGTCACCTTCAAGCTCTCTGTATTGCGCGAGTATTCGTCGACAGCTGTCTTCGTCGACATGATGAACGTCTTGATTGTCGGCCACGTACGAGAAGCTTGATACTGTCGGACGTGACCATCGATCTTTTTTAGCACGACTTCTAAGTCTACCTTCTCGAATGATGATGGTATATTATTGTTAATGTCCTCGACAATAAGCTGCAGTTCTTGTCCGAGTGTGTCACGATCCATGCTAGATGGTGGCGTGTAGCGTTTTAAGATACCTTGTAGCCAGTTACCTATCATTGATGTGCGTTGGTTGTAGTCCATGAGTTACTCCTTATCTATGGCTAATTTTTTATGCGACATATCATTAATGATTTCATCTAAAAAATCTGTGTTAGTTCTGCTGCTTGGCGCAACATCTTCTATGTCATCCTCCCACCTCTCACCATTGAGCCATGTCGTAGGATGGGGAATGAATTGTTTGTCTGTGCCTTGAGTAGCATCAGCAAATTTCTTAACGGCAGTAAGAATTGCAACTGGATCTGCAATCTTACATGCCTTATCGAATGCCTTACGAGCGTGTCCCTTTGCTATCTTGCGTGGGTACACAGACCAGAACGCATCGAAGGGGGGTGTCTGTGTGACACTCCAAGTAGTATTACTATTACTATTAATATCTATTACATTAGATATAACTTGGGGTGTCTGTGTGACACTGGTCTTTTTCATATCTTCCTCCATTAAATGTTTGAATCTATACACACTAGCTATGCCGGTGCGTCCAGACTTTCTTGTTAGGTAATCATTATCTATGCACCAGTTGATAGCACGTATGACTGTACTTCTACTGAGGCCAGTAGTCTTGACTAAAGTTGGTATGCTTGGGAAGCACTCACCATTTAAATCTGTGTAACGTGCAAGCACAATCAAAATATATTTAGCATTAGGATTGTTTACTTGCCAATCAATTACATCTCGTAGTAATATGTCCGCGTACATTAGGTCTTTCCATTTCTTAATGTCCTCTTACTGTTGAACCTCTAGTATCATGAGCCGTACTAGAGGTTTACTTTTGTGTAGCAAGCAACTGACCTGCCGTTATCTAGCTTAACCATTTCTTTCATAAAAGGATAGCCACTTTCTTTAAGGTCATGCATACGTGCTGCTAATCTAAAGCAATGAAACATATTCAATGCTTCAATAGGTGTAATTGAATTGCCTTTATCAAGGTGTGCTTTAATCATCTTCGTTTGGTTTTCCATTTGTTTCTCCTAGTAAGTGTTCAAATAATTCCGCTGGCATAATGACCAGGGACTGTGGTTTGCCTGTCTTTCTTTTATAGAAGGCTATGTCCCTGCCATCCAGTACAGTAAATGGACTAGGGAAATTAGATTTATCTCTGTACTTTACCTCGGCTACCAGCTTTCGTCCGCCCAGTGTGACGTGGATGTC